CAAACAGGGCGACGACAACAAGATCGACGGCGCGGTCGCGCTGATCATGGCGGTCGGTCGGATTCTCGCAAATGCACACCCGGAGGAAACGCTCTCCGACCACCTAACCAAGCACGGAATCAGAACCCTATGACTCCTGAACAAGAGACGCCTCGTGAAGATGAGGTGTCGGGCCTCGATCGTCTGCGCGAAAGCCTGCCGGATGTAGTCGGCATGGTCGGCTTTGGCCTGCTCGCGCGCGGTCTATGGGTTGGATTTGGTGAGGCTGTGGCGCTGTCGGTATGCGGGGTAATCCTCATGTCACTGTCGGCCTATGCCGTAATCCGAGGAGGGAGCTGATGTTTAAGGCCCTGCTTGGGAGAAAGAACAATCCGCTGGCCATCGACACGCCGGAGAAACTTGCCCAGGCGATTGGCGCGGGCTACGAAACAGCGTCAGGGCAGCGCGTCACAACCTCGAGCGCTCTGCAGCAGTTGGTGGTCTTCAACTGCGTGCGCGTGCTGGCCGAGTCGATTGGCATGCTGCCGTGCCGTCTGATGAAACAGACGGGCAAGGTACGTTTGCCGGCCACCAGCCACCGGCTTTACCCGCTGCTGTCCATGGCGCCGAACGGGTACATGACCTCCCAGGAGTTCTGGGAAATGCTGGTCGCCTGCCTATGTTTGCGCGGTAACTTCTACGCCTACAAGGTCGAGGCCCTCGGTAATGTGATTGAGCTGCTACCACTCAATCCTGACATCGTCCAGCCGAAGCTCAACGACGACTGGACGGTTGAGTACAAGGTCGACTTCAAGACTGGGCAGAAGACCCTAACGCAAAAAGAGATCTGGCACGTCCGTCTGTTCACGCTGGACGGCCTTAATGGCCTGAACCCGATCGCCTACGCCCGCCAGACTCTCGGCCTGGGTCAGGCGATGGACGCTCACGCAGGGAAGCTGTTCACCAACGGTGCGGTAACGAGCGGTGTGCTGCGCACCGATGAGAAACTCACCGATGAGGCTTTCGCCAGGCTGAAGGAAGAGTTCCAGGGTGAGCACATGGGGGCGGCAAACGCCTACAAGCCCATGATCCTGGAGATGGGCCTGGACTGGAAACCGATCAGCCTGAACGCCCAGGACACACAGTTCATCGAGTCGAAGCGCATGACGGAGGCGCAGCTCTGCGGCCTCTTCCGCGTGCCGCCGCACCTAGTGGCGAACATGGACAAGATGACGCTCAACAACGTTGAGCAGATGGGCATGAACTTCGTGAACTACTCGCTGGTGCCGATCATCACGCGCATCGAGCACCGGATTCAGGTTGGCCTGCTCAACGAGAAAGATCGACTCACCCACTACGCCAAGTTCAACGCCGGCGCCTTGATGCGCGGCGACCTCAAGGGGCGCTACGACTCCTACGGCAAGGGCATTCAGTGGGGAATCCTGAGCCCGAACGACTGCCGAGAGCTGGAGGACGAGAACCCCCGTGAAGGCGGCGACATTTACCTGACCCCAATGAACATGACGACCAAACCAGAGGCTGACGACGATGCAGACAAAGCAGCGCCTTGACCTGCCGTTGACCATCAAGTCGGTCAGCGACAGCGGCGAGTTCGAGGGCTACGGCTCGGTGTTCGGTGTCGAGGACAGCTACGGCGACGTGGTTGTCCGCGGGGCCTTCGCAGCGAGCTTGACCAAGTGGAAGGAGAAGGGCCGGCTACCGGCCATGCTCTGGCAGCACAACATGAGCGAGCCGATCGGCGTCTACACCGAGATGCGCGAGGACGAGGTCGGCCTGTATGTGAAAGGCAACTTGCTTACTGAGGTCGATCCGCTGGCCAAGCGGGCGCACGGCCACATGAAGGCCGGCAGCCTGACCGGCATGTCGATCGGCTACATGCTCGACGACTACGAGTACGACAAGGAGAAGGGCATTTGGCTGCTGAAGGCAATCGACCTGTGGGAAGTCTCCCTGGTCACCTTCCCGGCCAACGACGTAGCCCGGATCACTGACGTGAAATCTCTGCTGGCCCGCGGCGAGACCCCGCCGCCCAGCAAAGTGGAGCGGGCCCTGCGAGAGGTAGGGTTTTCCGGCTCCCAAGCCAAGGCCTTCATGGCCAAAGGCTACGGCGCAGTTTCACCGCGAGAGGCGGGTGCCGATGACGCACTTCAATCACTGAAATCCCTTTTGGACAAAATGTAAGGAGCCTCTCATGGCTGTTGAAAAGAAAGACATCGACGACGTCGCCGAAGCGCTGGGCAAGAAGTTCGACGAGTTCAAGGAAAAGAACGACAAGCGCATCGACGGCCTGGAGGCCGAGAAGGGCAAGCTCTCCGGCCAGGTCGACACCCTGAACGAAAAGCTGGGCGAGCTCGACGCGCTCAAGACCTCGCTCGAGCAGGAGCTGGCCGCGCTGAAGCGTCCGGACGGCACCGGCACCAAGGCCGCCAGTGAGCACAAGGCTGCCTTCATGCAGTTCGTTCGCAAGGGCATCGACACCGGCCTGGGTGACCTGCAGGCCAAGGCGCTGCAGATCGGCAATGACGCTGACGGCGGCTACGCGGTCCCTGAAGAACTGGACCGCAGCATCATCGAGCTGCTGAAAGACACCTCGCCAATGCGCCAGGTGTGCAACCAGATCACTGTCGGCACGCCCGACTACAAGCGTCTGGTCAGCCTGGGCGGCGCTGGCTCCGGATGGGTTGGCGAAACTGCACCGCGCCCAGGAACGGGCACCCCGACCCTGGGCCAGATCTCGGCATTCATGGGCGAGATCTACGCCAACCCCCAGGCCACCCAGACCAGCCTCGACGATATCTTCTTCAATGCTGAGGCCTGGTTGAACGCCGAGGTAGCCCGCGAGTTCACGGAGAAGGAGGGCGCTGCCTTCACCAGCGGCGACGGCGTGAACAAGCCCAAAGGCTTTCTGGCCTACGACTTGGTGTTGGACGACGACAAAACCCGCGCGTTCGGCAAGCTGCAGAAGCTGATTTCCGGTACCGCCGGCGCTTTCAATGGCGACAAGATCATCGACTTGATCCACTCGCTGAAAGCCGGGTACCGCGCCAATGCCCGCTTCATGATGACCAACCTGACCGTGGCCTATGTCCGCAAGCTGAAGGACAGCCAGGGCAATTACCTCTGGCGCCCTGGCCTGGAGGCGGACAAGCCTTCCACCCTGCTGGGCTACGGCATCATTGAAAACGAGGATGTGCCGGACGTGGCGGCCGACGCCAACGCGATCTCGTTCGGTGACTTCCAGCGCGGCTACACCATCGTGGATCGCATCGGCACCCGTGTCCTGCGCGACCCCTACACCAACAAGCCATACGTTGGCTTCTACACCACCAAGCGCGTCGGCGGCATGCTCGTCGACTCCCAGGCGATCAAGGTTCTGACCCTGAGCGCTGCCTGATCGAGCGGGCGCCTTCGGGCGCCCACTTCTGGAGGATTTATGCCAATCATTTCCGTGAAGAAGGCGTTCCCGTTCGCAGTGGGCGGGAACCAGGTGGTGGATATCCAGGTGGGCGATCAGGATGTTTCTGACCGTTGCGCTCTGGTGGCAGTCGAGCACCTGGGCGTGGCCGAGTATCTCGACCAGAAGCGCATTCAAGTACTTCGTGAGGACGGTCCCACCGTGGCCGAATTTGTGGAAGCAGGCTACCTGGCGGCAAACTATCCGCCCGAAGGCTACTCCTCGCGCAGCTCACAGGAGGAGATCGACGCGGCGATCCTTTCGCAGAAGGGCGCCGAGAACGAAACCGATCCGCTGAAGATGACCGTCCCGAAGCTGAAGGAATGGCTCACAGCGAAGGGGATTGAGTTCGCCGCAGACGCGAAGAAGCCAGCGCTTCAGGCCCTGGTGCCAAAAAATGATTGACCTCGAAGTGGTGAAAGCGCACTTGCGGGTCGATGGCGACGACGAGGACATGCTGATCCAGGGCTACACCGACGCGGCCCTCAGCACCTTCGATCTGTGGACGAATCGCAAGTTGATTGCAGAGGGTGAGCCGTTGCCTGACCCCGTAGGCAATGCGTTGTCCTTCCGTAAGTCGATCCAGCAGGGTGCGCTATTGCTTATCGGGCACTGGTACGCAACCCGGGAGACCGTTGTTACCGGCACCATCGCGACCGAGCTTCCGATGGCTACCCAGGCCCTGTGGAGTCCTCACCGCTGGGTGAACGTATGAGGGCCGGCGATCTTCGGCATCGAATCGAAATCCAGCACAGGGTCACTCCACGCGACCCCGTCACATTGGAGATCGGCGAGCCCGAGTGGCAGTTGTTTGCCAAGGTGTGGGCACAGATTACGCCGCTGTCGGCACGAGACCTGATTGCCGCCCAGGCCGCACAGTCAGAGGCGACCGCCCGGATTGTCATACGTTACCGCTCAGGCGTGCTGCCCACCATGCGCATCGCCTATCGGGACGAGGTGTACAGCATTGTCGGTCGTCCTTTGGAAGACCCGAACTCTGGCCGTGAATACCTCACAATCCTCGTGGCGAAGGGGGTGAAGGATGGCTGAAACCATCGAGTTCAGCCTGATCGGGCTGGACAGCCTGCTCGGCAAGCTCGATGCAGTCAGCTACGACGTGAAGCGCAAAGGGGGAAGGGCGGCGCTGCGCAAGGCCGCCCAGGTCATCGTCGAAAAAGCCAAGGAAGGTGCCGAGCGGATCGACGACAAGGACACCGGCCGCTCGATCTCCGACAACATCGCTCTGCGCTGGAACGGCCGGTTGTTCCGGGCCTCTGGCGACCTGGGGTTCCGCATCGGTGTTCAGCACGGCGCCCTGCTCAAGGATGGCGGTGATCTCAGCCCGAACGCGCCGACGCCGCACTGGCGCCTGATCGAGTTTGGTACCGAGAAGATGGCGGCCGCGCCGTTCATGCGCCCGGCGCTGGCCGACAACATCAGCCAGGTCACCAACACGTTCATCTCCGAGTACGAGAAAGCTATCGACCGCGCAATCCGGCGCGCTGCGAAGAAGGCTACAACCCCATGACCCCACCCATTGAGCAAATCTGCGCGGCAGACCCAGCGGTGACCGCGCTGCTCGGTGCTGGCGTGAACTTACGCCTGTACCCGTTTGGCGAGGCTCCGGAGGGTGTGGCCAAGCCATATGCCGTATGGCAGTTGGTACGGGGAAGTCCGGAGAACTACTTGGCAGGCCGCCCTGATGTGGATGGCTTCACGCTGCAGGTGGATGTGTACGGCACAACCAGCGGCTCAGTGCGCAAAGTGCGCGATGTCATCCGCGATGCAATCGAATTGCGGGCGTACGTCACACGATGGGGTGGCGAGACCCGCGACCCGTCAACGAAGAGCTTCCGGACCAATTTCGACGTGGACTGGATTGTCCCCCGCTGAACCGCTGCAAAGAACCCGGCCCGCCTAGAGCGGGTTTTTTTATGCCCGACATTTGGAGAACGCTATGTCGATCCTTACCCAAGGAACCCAGATCTACGCCCTGGTGCCACCGCTTTCCGGTACCGGGCCATACACCGTCATGGAGGTGGAATGCGCCACCACCTTCGAGCCAGGTGGTTCGCCGTCCGAGCAGATCGAGGACAGCTGTCTCGTCGCCAAGGAGCGCAGCTACAAGAAGGGCCTGCGCACTCCTGGCCAGGCCTCGATGGGCTTGAACGCCGACCCAAACAGCCCGAGTCACATCCGCCTGCATCAGCTGTCCGAGGCCGACGGCGATACCACCCTGCGCTGGGCTGTTGGCTGGTCCGATGGTACTGCTGCCCCGACCGTTGTCGCTGCTGGCAGCTTGGCGCTGATCACCGTAACCAATGCCGGTAGCGGGTACACCAGTGCGCCAACCGTCAACATCACCGGTGGCGGCGGTACCGGTGCCACTGCGACCGCCGTGGTCGATGCCGGCGAGGTGGTGGGCATCAACATCACCAACCCAGGCAGCGGCTACACCAGCGCGCCGAACATAACCTTCACCGGAGGCGCCGGTACTGGTGCGGCTGGCGCGGCCGAGGTCAGCCAGGAATCGGACTTCGTTCTGCCGCCATCGCGCACCTGGTTCACATTCTCCGGCTACGTTGCCGACTTCCCGTTCAACTTCGCACTGAACGCCGTGGTGGCGTCCACTGTCGCGATCCAGCGTTCGGGCGGCTCCGCCTGGATTCGTAAGGTGGCCTGATGATGGAACTGAGCATCTCGAACCTGAAGAAATCCAAGGCCTTCACCGCCCGCCCGGTGGCCAAGGAAATCGAGTGGGACGGCAAGAAGTTCACCTGCTACGTTCGGCCGCTGTCCTACCAGACGGCGATTGGCGATATCGCCGCTCACCGCGGTGCCGACCCGCTGGCCTGCCGTATCGCCTCGAGTATCTGCGATGCCGAGGGCAGGCCGGTGTTCACCGTGAACGACATCACCGGCGAGGCCGATCCGGAGAAGGGCGCTCTCGATCCGGACCTGACCAACCTGCTGCTGATCGCCATCGGTGAGGTGCAGAACGGCACCGTTGCGGGAAAGAAGAAGCGCTAGAGCCGATCGACGAACTGTGGTGCGAGCTGGTGATGAACGGGATAGGCGGCCGCACCATTGCCGAGGCGCAGGAGAACATGTCCTATCCCGAGTTTCTGACCTGGGTGAAGTTCCGGCAGAAGCGCGGATCGCTTCACCCTGGGATGAGGCTAGAGGTCGCTCTGGCCCAGTTCCAGGCCATCTACTTCAACAGCAAGACCAGTGAGTCGGCGCCGAAGCTGTATCCGCAGGACTTCGCCCCGCACATGGACCCACGGGTCGAGACGCTGGAGGAGGCCATGGAAAGCTGGGTGTGATTTGGGTGGAGCTGCATGCAATGGTAGATTTGCACGTTTCTCTAGGAGCGAGGCCAATGAAGACATTGAAGTGCAGGAAGTGCTCTGCAATCTACCCCGCGTCAGATAAGAACTGTCCAAGTTGCAATGCGTCCTCGCGCGCATTACCGATCTCCTGGATCGTTGGCGCGTTAGTGGCGGTGGCAGCTGGTGTTTATTTTGTATCTACCCCTGATAGAGAGCCAACAGCCCCTGCTGGGCCGAGAGACTCGGAGGTGCTGTCCCTGGCATTCTCGTCTGTTCGCGCGAACATGAAAGATCCTAGCAGCGCAAAATTCGGTCAGGCGAAAAGGTATTCGGTCGGCGATGGTCGTAATGTCGCTTGCGGTTCAGTAAATGCCAAAAACTCATTCGGTGCTTATGCTGGCGAAAAGAGATTCGTATTCACGTACGAATCGGGGCTAGTGATGATCGACGATGGATCATCTGCCTTTTCCACCGCATGGGGCACGCTGTGTAGATAGTCCATAACGCGAACCCGCCACGGCGGGTTTTTTATTGCCTGGAGAATTTATGGCGGGCTCACTTGGCACCTTGACCCTCGATTTGATTGCTCGGATTGGTGGATTCACCGGGCCTATCGACCAGGCTGGCCGTGCAGCCAAGAAGTCCTCGAAGGAAATTGCAGAGGCGGCCAATCAAGCAAAGGTCGCCTGGAGCGCCCTGGGCGAGGTTGCTGCGGGCGTGGTTGCTGGTCTCTCCGTCGCTAGCATCTTTGGACGGTTCGTTACTGAAACACGAAACGCAGAGCAAGAGCAGTCTCAGCTCAGCGCGGTTCTACGGTCGACTGGAGAGTCGGCCGGATTTAATCGAGACCAGCTGAACGAAATGGCTGCGGCCATGGAGCGTGCCACGACCTTTTCGGGTGGTGACATTAACCAAGCGCAGACCGCATTGCTTGCCTTCACTGGGGTGGTTGGCAATCAGTTCAATAGGGCTCTGCAGTCTGCAGCGGATATGGCAGCGCGAACCGGCGTGACGGTAGTTTCTGCTGCAGAAACGATCGGCAGGGCGCTGGATGTACCATCCAAAGGCCTCACTGCTCTGAGCAAGCAGGGTTTTCGCTTCACGGAAGACCAGAAGAAAATGGCTATTGCCATGGAGTCGACCGGCAACATTGCAGGCGCTCAAGGCATCATACTGGCTGCCCTTGAGGAGTCATACTCGGGAGCTGCAGCGGCAGCCAGGGATACCTTTGGTGGCTCTCTGGACGCCCTGCAGAACACCATTTCCGGGCTTCTCACGGGCGAGGGTAGCCTCAATAGCGCGAAGGACGCCGTTAATGCGTTGAACGATGTTCTTTCATCGCCCGGGGCAAAGGACGCGATCGACCTTACTGCTAAGGCTGCCGTCGTTTTGGCTGGGGTGCTAACTGTTCGGCTAGCTGCTGCTGCGGCGAGTAGTGCCGTTTCATTCCTCGCCGCCCAAGTTGAAGCTGCTCGTTATCAGGCAACACTGGCCAGAATGGCCGGGGTTTCTGCCACTGCCGCTGCTGGAATCACTGCGGTGAGTCTTGCCGCTCGGGCAGCATCTGCAGCGATGGCGCTGCTTGGCGGACCTGCAGGAATCATCATTGCCGCCGGCGCAGCGCTTACCTACTTCGCCACAAAGACGAAGGATGCCAAGCAGTCCCTGGTCGATATCGGTACCCCACTGGACGAAATTGCCGAGAAGTTCAGAAATCTGGGGCGCGATCAGAAGGCGGCCCAGCTTGCTCAATACACGGCTGATTTCGAGAAGGCCACCCAGGACCAAGCAGACGCCTACAGTACGCTGATGAAGCGGGTGAACCGTGACCTGGGTAGTTCGTTGTTCCCCAGGATCAAGAAAGAGTTCGATGAGGCCTACGCTTCCGGGCAGCCATTGTCCTTGGTCATCGAAGATCTGTCGCGGCGGTTCCGGCTCAAGCCGGAGGCGCTCCAGGCATGGGTGGCGCAGTCTGGCGCTGTCGCCGAGGCTGGTGAGAAGGCGTCCTATGCCGCCAGCCTGGTCAAGCGCCTAACCGATGAGTTCAACGCCAACACTGCTGCAGCAGCGACGAACGCAAACACGGTCCCGGAAAGATCCAAGGTCTACACCGACCTGGCCAAAAAGATCGACGAGCAGATCGCTGTCGCGGGGAAGCGGACTGAAGCCGAGAAGCTTGCAGCAAGGATCAGCGGTGGATTCGTTGAGGGGCTGAAGGATGGCGAGGGTGAACTGCTTGTAGCGAAGCAGAAGAACCTGGACGCGATTGAAAAGGCCGCAGCGGCAACGAAGAAAGCCGAGGAAGACGCCAAGTCGCGTGCGAAATCAGCAGCCGAGGCGCTGAAAAAGCGCGGGGTGGACGCCGAAGAAAGCTACCGTCGGCAGATCGCCTTGATTGACGAGACCACCGGCAAGCAGGGCAAGGCTACCGAGGTGGCCAAGCTCGCCTTCGAACTGGAGACCGGCAAGCTCAAGGGTGTCAGCGCCGAGCGCCAGAAGGTGCTGGAAGGCCTGGCCGCCGAACTCGACGCCAAGATCAAGCTGCAGAAGCAGAACCAGGAAGACCTGAAGCTGGCGACCTACGCGGCCAACCTCAAGGACAGCAACACCATTGTTCGCCAGGGCTTCGAGCTGGAGATTGCTGGCGCTGGCCAGGGTGAGAAGCTGCGATCGCGCATGCGGGAAAACCTGGCGATCGAGCAGGACTTCGCCAAGCAGCGCAACGAGCTCTACAAGCAGTACAAGGAAGCGGACCTGCTGGGCGATCCCGATGCCAAGGCGCGCTACGACAAGGAAACGGCCCTGCTGCGTGATGCCATGGCCGAGCGGATGCAGATCCAGGAGGACTACTACCGCAAGCAGGATGAACTGCAGGGCGACTGGCTGAGCGGCGCCAAGGATGCTTGGCAGGACTATGCCGACAGCGCGATGGACCTGAACTCGCAGATGTACAGCGTCACCAGCAATGCCCTGGGCAGCCTGGAGGATGAGCTGGTCAACTTCGTGAAGACCGGCAAATTCAACTTCAACGATTTCGCTGAGGGTATCGCCAACGACCTGCTGCACATGCTTGTGAAGGTGGGCCTGCAGATGGCGGTCAACGCCGCGATCGGCGACACGGCGGCGGCTTCCTCGGCGGCGCTGGCGGCTGCGACCGGTACCGCGATGGCTGCAGCATATGCGCCGGCGGCTGCGATGGCGTCCCTGGCTTCCTTCGGTGCGAACGCCGCACCCGCATCAGCGGCGATCACCAGCACCACGGCGTTGGCCAGCAGCCTGTCGCTGGTCGGCATGGCGCATGATGGTATCGACAGTGTCCCGCGCGAAGGCACCTGGCTGCTGCAGAAGGGTGAGCGGGTCACCACCGCGAACACCAGCGCGAAGCTGGACCGCACCCTGAACGATATCCAGCAGAACAATGGCTCAGGGGGATGGAGCCAGATGCCTCCGATCCAGCAGCACTTCCAAATCCAAGGCTCCGCAGATGAGGCCACGCTGGCGCGGATCAGGGAGGCTGCCACCCAGGGAGCCAACGCCGGATATCAGATGGTCCTCAAGGACTTCAAGAGCAACGGCCCAGCGCGGCAGATGCTGCGCAAGGGGTAAGTGACCACCAGGAGATACCACATGGCAATCGCATGGCCGGATGGCCTGTGCCCGAATGAAATGACCTGGGGGGTCGTCTACAACAATCGGGCGTTCACCTCGACGCTCTCCAATGCTCAGCAGATCGTCGGCTACCCGGGTGCGTACTGGCAGTGCCAGCTGACCTTCTCGGCCCTGTCGCGCGAGCAGGAGCGTCTGCTGACGGCGTTCATTGGGCGCCTGCAGGGGATGTTCGGCACGTTCAACCTTCCGGCCTTCACGCGCACCCGCGCTGACTTCATAGGCGTGCCGGTGGTGGTCACCGCCAATGCGCAGTCGTCGGTGATGCGCATTGGGGGCGTGACCGCCAATGCCAAAGTCTTCTCGATGGGCGACTACATCACCATCGGTGGCGTCATGTTCGAAGTTGTCGATGACGCCGTATCCGGTGCCAATGGTCAGGTGCAGGTGACTGTGAACAAGCCGATCCGCAAAACGATCACCGCCGGCACGGCCATTGAGTACAAGGCGCCTTTCGCAGAAATGCGGTTGACCAGCGACAGCCATTCGCTTGCCCGGCGCCCGGTGATCTCGAACCTCACACTTGAACTTCGGGAGGCCTTCTGATGGCGGGTGCATTCCCCTTCAGTCAGCGGGTGGTGGACATCATCGCTCAAGGCAATTTCACCGCGGTGTGGGCCTGCCAGTTGGATTTTCCAGACGGCATGGTTTTCGCGCACACCGGCACCGGGGACATGGTGATCGATGGCGTCACTTACCTGGGTGTCGGCAACTTCGGCGAGATTGGCCAGGCCCAAGAAAGCAGTAGCTCCGGCTCGCCCATGAGCGTCGAGCTGACACTCAGCGGCCTCGACACCACGATCATCACCGAGACCAGCCTCAAGGGCTGCCGTGGCCGCAACGCCAAGTTGATGTTCGTGGTGTTCAGCCAGACGGGCGAGTACGCCGCCGACATTTTGTTCAGCGGGCGGATGGACGCTGCTCAGTTCGCCTACAGCGGCAACGGTAGCGACGGTAACCACATCAAGGTGCCGATCATCGATCGGATGGCCGAGTGGAGCCGCCTCGGCACCGAGCGCTGGACTGACGAGAACCACCGGGCTCGGTACCAGAACGACCGATTTTTCTACGCCGTCGCCCAAATGGCCGACTGGCCTATCTACTGGGGTGCCAGCAAGGACGCTCCTTCCTTCAGCTACGAGTAGCCCATGCGAAATCGAGACTGGACCACACAACTCGCGAACACGATCAAGGCCGCCACTGAGCGGCCTTTCTCATGGGGCGAATTCGACTGCTGCCTGTTCGCCGCTGACTGCGCGGTGGCGGTGTGCGGTACCGACCCGGCTGAGCTGTACCGAGGCCGGTACACGACCGAGACGGGTGCCAAGCGACTGCTGAAGAAACTGCACGGCTCGCTTGAGGCGGCCTGGGATACCTGCTTTCAGCGGGTCAATCCAGCGTTCATCCAGCGCGGGGACGTGGCTATGTACGACGGACCGAATGGCCGAGGCGTGGCGGTGTTCTGGGCTGGTGAGTTCTGGTCGGTGACCGAGGACGGGGTAGGGCGCATTGCCTGTGACCCGCTGGTGGTGTGGAGGGTTGAATGAGCAAGGCAGTCAGGAAGGTTGCGCTGGTCGCTGCTGGGGCGGCCCTGGGTTTCGTCACCGGCGGTGTTGGCTTCGCGCTGATCGGTGGCGCCGTGGGTCTGTTTGTCGGCAGCCAGCAGGATGCCGCGCTGAAAACTGGCCGTGCGGGAAATAGCGAGCCCTCTGCACAGACCGTCCGTTCTTCCAAGGCCCCGGCGCGCTTCATCCTGGGCCGCGTCAGCACCGGTGGTGTGCTGGTATGGGCGCAGGAGCAGGCTGGCGACCAGGCAGACGGTGAATGGGTGCACCTGGTGTACGTGCTGAGCGAGGGCACCGTCGATGCGCTCGAGGAGATCTACCTCGGCGAGGAACTGATCAACACCTTCGGTGCGTTTGCTTCCTACGAGCTAGTGGTAAATCCGACACAGGTGAACGCCTTCCTGCGTGGCAACTGCCCCGACTGGAAGGACACGCAGATTGGTCGTGGCCTGTCATTCGTGCGCCTGTCGCTGAAACACAACGCGGAGAAATTCCCTTCGGGCATCCCGAATGTCCGGTTCGTGGTGCGTGGCCGAAACGATCTGTACGACCCGCGCACCGGCATGACGGGCTACAGCGAAAACACGGCTCTGCACCTGCTCTGGTTCCTGCGCGCCCGCTGCAAGGTTCCAGATGACGAGATTGTCTTCGAGACCTTCGCCAGCGCAGCCAACGTCTGCGACGAGTCGGTTGGCAATCCAGATGGCTCTTCCGGGATTCGCTATCGCACGGGCTGCGTCATCGGCGCCGATGAGCAGCGCACGAATGTCATCCAGAAGCTGGAAGAGTCGTGCGCGGGACAACTGATCCGCGTCGGTGGGAAATGGATGCTGCAGGCCGGTGCCTACTACGGCCCGTGGGACTTCGAGATCACCGAGGACATGGTGATCGGCACCGTCTCTGGATCGACCGAGGTCGGCAATGATGCGGCAATCAACGTTGTCACCGGCACGTTCGTTGATCCCTCGCAGTCCTGGGCGGAAACGGACTTTCCCGAGGTACGGGTGCAGGCGTGGGTAGACCAGGACGGCGGAGAGTCTGCCGAATCGATGTCGCTCGGGTATGTGACCGACGCCTACCAAGGCCAGCGCCTGGCCAACATCAAGTTGCGCCGCGCGCGGGCCGCTGGCTCGCTGCAGATCCCGATGAACTTCGCGGGCTACAACTGCCGGCCTGGGCGGGTGGTTCGCGTTAACCTGCCGTCGTTGAACATCGTTGGCGAGTTCATCGTCACCGACTGGAACCTGGCCGCCGATAACGGCTGTACGGTCACGGTGTCGCAGTACGAGGCCGCAATCTTCGACGATGCAGTGGGGCAGCCCTACAACCCGATCGGCTTCATCAGCCTGCCGTCCGGCGGCCTGGGCAGTCCTACCGGCCTTGCTTGGGCAGTAGACGATACTGCCGAAGTGACCCAGGGAGTACTGAGCTGGGAGCGGCCATTTGGGATTGTGACTGGATTTGCGGTGACCGTGCGCCAGGCCGGCGTGGCCGTGCAGGCCCAGCAGGTGCCGGAGACCACGCTTCAGGTGCCGCTGGCCGGCCTGCCATCTGGCAACTACACGATGAGCGTAGCCGCGCTCGGGCCGCAAGCGCGGTCGGGCGAGGCGAGCATCACGGTCAACATCAACGGACCAGCGGTGCCGGAGGCATGTGTTGTTCAGCCATCCATTGACAGCATTACGCTGCTCCCGAGCAACGTCCAGCGCGGGCTCAACGGCGGCACCTACGAGTACTTCTTCAGCATGGACCCGCAGGCTACTGCGGCGCAGTCGGAGTACTTGGGGCAAGGCTTGAGCTTGACTCACACCGGGCTTTCCTTTTTCACCAACTACTACTATTTCATCCGCTCGAAGAACGCCTATGGCGTCAGCGGGTTTCTCAAAGTACCTGCGTCTACATCCACCGATGTCACGGCTTTTCTCGCAGCGCTTGCGGGAAAGATCGAGAAGAGCGAGCTGGGGCAGGAGCTTCTCAAGGAGATCGAGCTGATTTCGGGCGATGGTCCCGGGTCTGTCAACGATCGCCTGGAGCAGACCAAGGATGAGCTGTACGAGCGGATTGACCAGTTGACCGACGCCTTGGCGTACGATCCGGCCAAGCCCTATGCCAAGGGTGATGTCGTGCGGCAGGGACAGCGCCTGTTCCAGGCGATAGCACCGGTACCTGCTGGTGCGGCGCCGCCGGACAGCAACTACTGGGCCGATATCGGCACCATTCTCGAAACTGCGAACGCTCTCGCGCTCCAGGTGCAGCAGAACACCGCTGATATCGAGACCCTCGACGGCAAGGTCACGGCTTCGGCCAGCCAGATGACCGCCCTGCAGGCCGCCTGGCGCGATGACGATGGCGAAGGGGATCTTGCTGACGCTCTGCGCGGATGGGACAGCGCTGCAAAGTTCGCGCAGGAAGTCCGAGTCCGAGCGACTGAGAACGAAGCGACCGCAACACGCCTGACATCGCTTGATGCCCAAGTCGCGGGTAACAGTGCAGGCATCAGCACGCTCGAAGCCGTTGTTGCAACGAACGAGCAGGTGACAGCTTCTCGGTTGGATCAGCTCAAGTCCGAGTTCGACAGCAGCACTGCGGCCATCGGAACCGAACTGAATGCTCTAGCCGATGCAGACCATGCCCTGGGTCAACGTATCGCAACGAACGAAGTCGCGATCGGTGACAACGCGGTCAAGATTCAGGAGGTAGAGCAAGCCCAGGCTGATGCCGACAAGTCCATCGGGTCGTTGCGGACGACAGTTGAGGCAGTTTACTCGCAGGGCAGGGATGACAGTGGCGAGGGCGACCTGCTCGGGGCCCTGGACGCCTGGCGATCGAAAGCGAGCTTTGCGTCTGATGTTCGCACCCTTGCCAGCGCTGACCAGGCGCTGGCTAGAAAGTCGGAAACTCTCGAGGCATCGATCGGAGAGACCAGGGCATCCGTTCAGCAGGTAAGTGAAGCGGTTGTTGGGGTCGATGGTCGGGTGAGAGCGCAGACGACCATCAAGGCCCAGACCATCGCTGGTAATCGCAAGGTCATGGCAGGACTATCGGTCGGGGTTGATGGGGACACGTCGGAAATCCTTGCGTTTGCCCAACGGTTCGCCGTGGTCGATGAGGTGAGCGGCAGCTTGATTGCTCCCTTCGTGGTTCAGGGCGGTCAGGTTTTCATCAACCAAGCGGTGATCAACACTGCGTTCATTCAGCAGATCATCCTCGGCATGACGCTGCGTTCTCAGGCAGTCAACGCTCAAGGGCTACCGCTGATCGAGATCAACCTTGTCAACGGCTCCTTCATCGTTCGAGGCCAGGATGCAAGCGGATCAACTCTGCTGAACAACGGCGGCCTGTACGTCTACGACGCCAACGGTGTCGAGCGGACTGCCGTAGGGAGGCTCTACTGATGGCTGCCCAATACGGGCTCCGGACGCGCGATGCGTCCGGGGCGGTAACGCTCGACACAACGGTGACGCCAATCCGATCCCTGAAGATGATGCAAGTGGTGGGCAATGGGGCTTTCGATCAGTACATCGCCATACCTGAGATCAAGGCCGAATCGTTCGTCGTTGTAGACACGCTTGAAGATGCTGGACTCTTCACGTTCTCACCGCCGGCATTCTGGACAACAGGGCAACTACAACTCAGGCAGCCACAGGGAAAGACCTGGCAAGTCATGATCTTGTCAAAGGGTGGAGAGCCTTTTTCCGCAGGGGGGACGTACGGCATTCGCACGAGAAACGATGGCATCGCAACGCAGATCGACGCGGTGAACAAAGTCCTCAGCATTCGGTACGCCGGAAAATTCTCGTTCATTTTCGGGGGTGGTGATCAGCAGATCGAGGGCGATGATTACCGGGCGTTTCCGTCGCCGATCACGACCTACGAGCGGCCGCTGATTTTCATCAACGCGAACGACTACTTCATGGTCGGCCAGTTCAGCATCATTGGCGCGCCAGGTAACTGGACAGGGTTCCGATTGCGGGACTACAGGAATGAAGCCCACGGCCCGGGTTGGAACTTGCCGATTCGGATTTCCTGGTTCTGTGCCAGCTATATGACGGATGCGTCAGCTAGCGGTCAGTACGGTGCATCGGTGAAGGGGCCGGCCGGGGAGCGCTTGTTCGCATCAACAATGAATCTCGCGGTGCTGAATAGCCAGCCAACCGCGAACTCCTTCGTTACTGCAGGCAGTCCAATCGTCAGGCCAGGCTACTACGCGACAAGCCAGCAAATGGGATGGACCGGAAATTATGCCGATTACATTCTGGCAAATGCCTTGTTCACCCAGACAAACATCATGCAGACCTCACAGCCGATTCGCGTGAACTTCGGGGGCTTTCTTCCGGGAAACCGGAATGTCCTGCAGATGTATTGTGAAAGCAACGACGCCGTGAATCCCGTCCTTGCGAACGGCCGAACCTTGTTCGCCGCTCGCCCAATGAAACCAATCTGAAGGAATAACGCATGCCATGGTATAGACAGGGCACTGTGTCGATCACTGCTGGCCAGACCACGGTGACCGGCGCCGGCACGAACTTTCCGGCAAACTCGAGGGTGGGCGATGCTTTCCAGGGGCCGGACGGTCGCTGGTATGAGGTAACCAACATCGCCAGCAGTACGGTGCTCAGCATCCTCCCGGCGTATCAAGGCGCCACAGTAAGCGCAGGCGTCTATGGCCTGGCTCCGATGCAGGGCTACGTCAAAGAGTCAGCCGATCGCCTCCGGCAGGTTGTCGAGCAGTACGGCACCACACTCGCCTTGTTTGGTAATGCTGCTGACGTTGTCACGCTCCGGACGAATATCGGGGCTGCAAAGTCCGGTGCAAACAACGACATCACGTCGCTGACCGGCATGACAACGGCTTTGAGCATCGCCCAGGGCGGTACCGGCTCGACAACTGCCGCCGCTGCAAAGACCGCTCTCGGCGTCGGAGATGTCGGGGTGGGCCAGTCGTGGCAAAACATGCTGTCTCAGCGCTCGCTCGGTACGCTGTACACCAACACTACGGGCCGCCCAATTCAGGTGATCGTCCAAGCCGGACCTGCTTCATCGGTGAACACCGCGCTCAACATCACAATCGGTGGCACGGTGGTCTACTCGGCTTATGCGGGCGCGGCGGGAGTCTACATTGCGACCGCAACGGCCATCGTCCCGCCTGGGGCAACATACTCGGTCGGTGCCTCGAACGGTTCGGTCAACGCCCTTACTGGATGGAGTGAACTTCGATGATGCGATACTTCCGCAACCCCGCCGGCGGGCCAGTGATGGCGTTCGACCAGCGCGACCCAGTCGACGAATATCTGCCCGCCGGTTACATCGAAATGAACGCGGCCGAGGTCAGCGCATACCTGAATCCAGAGCCTGCATATTGGACTGATGGGGCTACGCTCGTGCTGAGCGCCCATGAAATACAAGGCTGGCGCAAGGCCTCTCAGATCGAGATCGACGCACTTCTTCCTGCGATGCAACTGCGCGATGCCCAGGCCGAGGTGACGCGCCGCCGCATCATCGCCGACTCAGCGATGGCACCGCTGCAAGATGCCGTCGAACTCGACGACGCAACCGAAGCTGAAGCCGCCCTGCTCAAGGAGTGGAAGCGGTACCGCATCGCACTGAACCGGCTGCCTGAGCTGGCCGGCTACCCGCACGCCATCGACTGGCCCGCGCCGCCCGCATAAATCTACACATCCGACAGACAGCCGCCGCATGGCGGTATTTTTTTGCCTGGAGAAAACCCATGTCGATCGACAACGACATCCAGCAGGGCCTGGCCCTGTTGCCGCCACAGATGTGCACTCGCCCGGCTCGAGTACTGCTGCATGCGATCAATCTTCAAGAGAACCCAAAGCGCCTCGAGCAGCAGGTGAACGGACCTGCCCGCGGCGACTACCAATTTGAAAAGGGCGGCGGTGTGGTCGGGGTTATGACCCACGGATCGGTAAAGGCGCGCACCCAGGAAGTTTGCCGAGCTCGGGGCGTGGGCTTCAGTGCCGAATCGATCTACCAGGCCATCGGCCTTGATCCGGTGTTGGCTGCCGCCCTGGCCCGCCTTCTGCTGTGGACTGACCCAAAGCCCATGCCGTCTGCTGACGATGAGCATGGCGCCTGGGAGCTGTACCTGCGTGTGTGGCGACCTGGGGCTTACACCCGTCAGCCGGAGGAACTGCGCGCCAAGTTCAAGAGAAATCACGCAGCAGCACTCAAGGCGGTGCCGGCATGAGCGCCTGGGCATTGCGCCTCGCCGGCGCCGGCCTGCTGATCCTGCTGGGTATCGCCGTCGGCACATGGACCACCAGCAGCCACTTTCGGCCGCTTCTCGATGCTGAGCAGGACCAGGTCACCCAGTGCGCCACAGCACGAGACAACCTCGCCGGGCTGGCGCGGGAGCAGGGCAAGGCCCTGGGCGACCTGGTCCTGGCCGCTAACGATCGCCAGGCCAGGGCAGAGCAAGCAGTGAAGGAGGCCAGGGCCAGCGCACAGGACGACTACGCGGCGGCGAACCGTCTGCAGCAGGAGCGCACCGGTGGCAATCAGTGTGCCGCCGCGACCTCGATCATCGACAAGGAGCTTGGGCTATGAGGATGCCGTTGATTGTGTGCGTGCTGGGGCTGGCTGGATGTGGCGGACAGATCCAGCCGAAGGTGCAGTACGTGCGTGTTGAGGTGCCAGTGCAAGTGCCGTGCCGCGCTCCTGATGTGGCGGTACCCTCCTGGGCTGCTGCCAGCCTTCGCAAGACCGACAGCCTGGAGGTGAAGGTGCGTGCGCTACTGGCTGAGCGGCGGCAGAGGGTCGGATACGAGAAGTTGTTAGAGGCAGCAGGGTCAGCGTGTCGTTGAGCTCCGCCTTTAATGCTAGAACTCCATTGACGCCCAGTGCTCGATAGATTTTTCGTCCACCTTTCTTGTGAGTCTATTGTAAATATCAGCTCGTATTCCGCCCCTCTGTCCCATTGTTTTGACGTTGCGAGCGTATTGCTGCAGCGCAAGTCTCATAAAGCCGTTGGTGCTCAAGCTCTTGAGGTGCAGCAAAGTTTTTTGGTCTGCAAATACCTCCGCGCCCACCAGGTCCATCTTCCGCATCTTGGTGTTGAAATTCTTCTGCTTGCTGAAGTCCAGAGCGTGCATCAACTCGTGGTGGAGGGAGTTATATTTCCAAAGCCAAATCGCGCCCTCGTGAGAGTCGGGGGGTAAGCAGTTTTCGTTTATGAATATGGCGCTTCGACCCTTGCCATTTAAGAGGAAATTTATGGTGACCCCGCCAGCCCCCTCTATTCCATAATCTTTGAGATCAGCAGTGTCGTCGTTAAAGTAAATCTTTTCGTCGTAACGAACGCCGCATAGATCCAGAAGGTCGGTGCCGTCATTCATTTCGTCAGGTGGAATAAGGTACACGTCGCTGGTCAGGCCCGCGTATCGACTGGCCAGTTCGTTGTATGCGGTTTCAAAAACCTCAGCTCCGAGCATAGCGTGACTCCATGGCGGCTATTGATTTTGCAAATAGCATTTTGCCATTTGTATAGCTGCTATAGCCAGCCGCCAGGCAGCCACCACACCGCCATGGTGCTCTCCGACCTGCTCGCACGGGCTGATGCTCGAGCGGGAGACCTGGCGGCAGCTTATGAAAAATCCCGAATAGCCGGCCTGGCCTGTGAAGCGTCCTATAATGCTTTGACGCTTCATTGAAATGGCATTTGCCAGAGGGAAAACATGAACTTGCGCATGAACGGATGGCAAAGGGCGTGGGTTGTATCCAGTGTTAC